AGCCTTTGGTTCTTTGATACGCCATCCTCTAGTCCTATGTCCTTCCACCAACTCCAAGAACCGCTGCAACTTCTCCACCGTAACGTCAGTGTTCGTGAGTCGGAATACGATCCCTGCTCGCTCGGCTAAATAAAAAATCATTTCTCTTTCGGTCATACAGCCTCCTGCGGCACGAACTGCAACAAGGTGAACGGAAGTGATACCGCCGTCTTCCTGCCTTCACGTGGATAGATCAGCAGTCGGTTCGCGCCCTCCAACATCATTGCATTGACCACACCCTTCTCGATGCCTTCAAAGTCGTCGAACACAAAGATGGTCTGGTCATGGATGATCTTCGGGAAGTGCTGGAAGTCATCCTGCTGCAACCGGCCATCCAGATACAGCAAGTCCACACCAACCTTTTTCTCGGCCATGTCTTTGAACATATCTGTCGAGGACTTCTTGGGGTACTGGAAGATATTTGGTACGCCCAGATCAATGTTGTTGGAATGATCACACGTATAGATATCTACCAAACGCTCCATAGCTAGATTCATAGTCATGGTGGATATACCAATAAACGTACCCACCTCGGCAATGACCTTCGGCTGAAAGAACTTCGCCAGTTTGTACAACTCAACTGCATCGTCATACGGAACTGAGCCCGTGTTGTAGTCTGCTTCAGACCGCAACTTCTGTTGTTGCTCAACGATCCTCTCAATGACCTCGTACGGGTAGTCATCCACCCGCTCATCTACGATGCCCCAGAAGATGTTGCTGAATCTTTGGCGACCGATTTGTATTGGGTTCATTACGATACCCTCAGTACTTCAACGACCTTCTTGTTTTTATCCTGCGCGGTAACAGTACTGCCCTTACCCCACAAGACAACGGCACGTGATGAAACGCCGCTCACGATAGCATGTGGTGAGAATTGCCCGAACGGGATCTCGACCGTTTGATTCGGTTTCAAGTCCTTGAGGTACGGCATGTAATGCTTGGTGATCGTCCCATGTGGATACAACCGTTTGGAACGCTTCTTCTTTGCCGATAATTCCAAGTCACCCTGCTGATGTACCGTACCGTCAGGCATGATGATGACGTACTTAGCACCTGCGGCCTTGAGCGCGGCCAACGAACGCTGAAGAATAATTGACATTATGCTTTCTCCCGTACAGAAATTTCACGATCCAAGTACCAACGAGCCTTCTTCAAATCCTCAATAGGATCAGTCGCTTTCCTACCGGCACGAGTGACGTACTTCACCACGTTGCCAAGACGGTAGTTCAAATCCTTCGCCTCGATGAAGTCGATAGTCTCAACACCGCCAGCCTTGTAATGTGCAGGATGATTGACGGGATCGGGTTTGTCTTTGATCTTGTCCAACGCATCGAGCGTGGTCTTCATCTCTGTCACCGCATCAATGATCCTCGACGGCTTCTTCAGCCCCGCTTTTGTAAACACCTTGTTTACAAATTCAGAGTTCTGCTTGGCCTTCCATCTGGCCTGATGCACAAGATTCGGAGTTACTCCCAACTTCTTGGCTACTTCCTTTATCGTCAGTTCCGGTCTTGCTGCAAGCAACGCATTGATACGTTGCGTTTTAGTTTGCTTCTTCTTCACTCTAGTCACTCCTTCGGTTGTTAAACATCACTCAACTTGTTTATGAACTTGCCGAACGCAGGGCCATCTTCAAGCACCTTGTAGCGTTCGTTACTTTTGTTTACCCGCTTGCACAATATGCCTTTGTCCACCATGCGTTTGACACGCGCATGGATCGTCGCAAACGACGCGACGGAAATACCGGAAGAGAATTGCATGATAGTTGCACCCCCCTCGCCACGCCGCTTCTCGGCAATCGCACCAAGAATGGCTATGTCCACGCCGTCCAGCCCGAACTCATGGGCTACGGCAAGCGCGTCATTTAATTTTTCCAACTTCATGCTTTCTCCTCACAACTGAATAATAGTTATATCTATTCTTGCGATACCGCAGGTAAATCAGCCCCTCTTCCTGCATCCACTTTATGTACCGCAACGCATGGCGATATGTGAATCCGTACGTCTCGACCAGATCGGTTGCCGTGATTGCAAACTGTGATCTTGTCAGCCGCAGTATCCGACGCGCCACGCCGTAACGTGTTTTAGTTCGCTCCTTCTTCACGTGTTAAATCCATCACGGCAGGTTTTGCTCGGTTATTTACTACGTTATCCAACGCCAAGATGAACACACCGATTGACTTGTCATCGACCACAAACCCATACCCCTCTGCCCCAACAATCTTCTCCAGATGTTTCATCTGCAATGCCGTAGGCTTGTTGCCGTTAGCCTTGCACTCGATACCTATAAACTTACCGTCAATTAACGCGATAATGTCTGGTGCTCCGGATGATCCATAACCACCCGTCATCGGTAGTAGGTGGTATGTTTTCTGATATTTAGCCAGTATCTTTTTTACGCGATCTTTTACTTTGCTTTCCGGTGTCGCTGCCATACGTCAACTCCAGTAGGTATTGGTACTCGTCTTTATTCAAGGCCACGATCAGGTGTCGATCACCGATCCACGTACCCATTACGTTTGTGTTGTCGTAGTCACCCCGCCTGATCCTCACCAACGCCAGTTTCTCTGCAACGTCGATATGTAAACAGTGTTTATGACTGTCGAATCGTGTTGATTGTTGTTTGCGCTGATCAAGCAGGGTGTAGTAACGGTACTCGTCGCCATTAGTTCTAAGGCTCACACTTAAAAGCCATCTACTACATTTTATCATCTTTGCACTCTAACCCACCGTTATTTGCAGGTCAACTATTTGTATATCCAAAAGTTGCAAGTGTCAATCCTTACACCCACCTCACCAAGCATCGTCTTTGGTGCGACCATTTTGAGTAGTGCAATCTTTGAACGGTAGTTGTCATCAAGCGTGTCGTACAGTTGTGTACAGATGTTTTCAGGTTCATCCCACGTATTGAGCATTTTATTTACAGACACCATCTCATCGGGATTCACCAGTACGTGCAGCGTCGGGTTAGTTGCCTTGCTCCGCTCCACATGCTGTTCGGCCTTGGCAATAAACTCTGAGTCCTTGAACTTGTTGAACTTGGAACTCTGATACGCCACACCCGTCTTGATGTAATTCAGAATGTCCTCAAGCACATCGTCACTGACGATGCTTCGCTGTGCCTCGCGTATATCTCCGTAGTATTGGTTTCTCCACGTGTATACGTTGCCAGTCATGAGATCGTACGACGTACGTGAAATAAACCGTGTCGAGTGCGGTACGGCATACTCCTTCAGCCACCGTCTGATCTTCGCCCCATCGGATGACTTGCGGGTGTGGTAGTCAGAATTGTTGTGGCTGAACTTCTCGTTGACGATCATCGGACTCCAGATTTTGTACGTGTTGCCATCCACGGCATACAAGGTCAGCACCGGCTTGTGTGTGAACCGATCATCGTAGATTTCCACACAGGTAGTCCCGTCCGACTCCACACGCAGCGGATACCGGCTCACATGTGTGCGCTTCAAATCACGCATAAACAAGTTTAGCCGAGCCATGCGGTCGTTATCTTCAATTCGTCCAGTAAGCATCTCTGTTCTCCTATTTATAAACAGTGTTTACATCTAGCCGTTAAAACATACTCAGGATTTCATCGACACGTGACTTCACATCGTGGCGTACCGCATCGTGCTTGCGTAACTCCTTGGCATCGACACCGATCAGCGCAGACTCCAACTGCTTGCGTGCCTGTTCCAACTTCGGATCGTTAGTCACATTGAGTCTCGTCAGCATGACGCACAGATCAAGCGCGTTAGTTACCAACGTGTCACGGAACACTTGCTTCTGCTCACCTGCCAACTTCTCGGACATATGTTTCAGGCAGTCATGCAGCCGATCCCATGCGTCCTTCATCGCCGCATTGATACGCTCGTCGGAAATCTTCTGGAGTTCCTCACGGTACTCATTCGGAATGTCCACACGGAAGTCACCGGCATTGGGTACAGGGCTGTACACAACACGTATAGAGTTCTTGCTACGCACCTGCTCAGCACTCGGATAATCATTCGGATTAAACAGATCACCCAACGTGAACGCCGCCGCACTCACAAGGTCGTCGTACTGACCGATAAACTCCTCAAGCGCACCGTTGAAGTTGGCTTGGAAGTCAGCGAGTCCTGCCTTGTAATCAAAGAAGTTACTCATCGGCAGCAGTCGTGTACCGCTATCGCTCCACGGTAACGTGTTCTCGTAGTGATACTGACGCAGCAAGTTAGCCGCCGCATGAAGCGCGTCCAATGCCTCCGTACCGGCGAGTAGTTTCTTGTGGTAGTTGCCTGCGCGGGTCTTTGTGTTGTTCGACGCATCCACTTGTTCAGACACACGCTTGTCCAACTTGCGACCAGTCCACACAGAGATGTTCAGGTCAACCAAAACAGCACTATCTTGAATCATGATTGCACTCTCCTATTTATAAACAGTGTTTATTGAATCGTTACTGACTTACCAACAGCAGCCGTGATGCCCACCGTAGTGATGCCCCACAGCACAGGACACGGCCACCCGCTGCCCCACGTACCCACATATCCATCGGTCAACACAACCGCGCACTCGGCCTTCATGTGCTTGGCCTTCATGTACTCGGTGATGCAACGTGGATCAGTGCCACCACCACCTCGCGGCTTGGTGCTACGCAGGATTTGATCAAACTCACCACGGTCGTACTTCTCGTGCTGACACACAGCCGTATCCCAATACAACAGATCAATACCCTCGGGCTTGACCGTATCGCAGATAGCCTTCAACTCACCCAAGAACTGACTGATCTGCTCACCGTCGATGGAGCCTGACGTATCGATAGCCACCGTGATACGCCCGATCGCCGTACTGATACTGGATGGCATATAAATATCTTGGCCTATCCATCTACGTGCGGGCCGCCTCCATGTGCTCTCGTCACGATCCGCGCACACAGACTTGACGAACTCACGCAGCACCTCACGCCAATCCACCTTCGGTGTCAAAGCATCGGTCACTTCGCGTGGCACGTTACCCTTCATCTTGCCAGCGAGAATCGCACCCTGACGTAACGCTTGGTCAACGTCACGCACCAGAGTCTCCTTCTCTTCCTTGCTCATCTGCTCACCAGATTCCCAATCATGGTCGTCTAGGCCACCGCCTTGACCGTCCTCATCCTTCTCGTCACCACCGTTACCCTTCTCCTGTTCTTGCTTCAGGATTTTGTAAACAGTGTTTGCATCCATGCCACGGAACCGCTCGTCAAAGCACCCACCCTCGGGCAACTTCACAAACTTACCTTCCACATCAGAGTCATAGATCATCAGGTTGATCACGTAGTCACACGCCATGTTTGCAAGGCGCGGGTTCTCCTTCCACAGTGGCTTCCAAATCTCCAGATGACGGAACGCTTTGTGTTTGTTCTCGTGCAGGATCAGGCCACGCAACTCCTGCTCAGTGAGTTTGTCCACGAACTTGCGGCCATACTTCACATCGCGCCCGTTGGTACAGGCAGTAGCCACGTTATCGACGACCTCGGTCTTGCCGATCATGAACACGCCAGAGAACAGGCAGTATTTCGGATCGTTCATCAACGCAACGTGCGCCCGTTGCACACGCTGTTCAGCAGTTAGTTTCGCCATGATGCACTCCCATTTGTAAACAGATGTTTATTAGAACAGCCACTCATTAGCCAACGCCCAGTCCTTGAAGTCCTTGTTAGTCACACAGAACGATTGCTTGTCAGACTTCATCACAGACTTGGCAAACAGGGCTTGCCACTCCTTGTCCATACGTTGTACGTACGTCATCCACTTCGACAACGTATCCTTCTGCACTCGACTGATTGCACCGAACACACAGATACACCGAGCGATAGTGTCATCCGGTAACTTCGCTGTGCTTGGGCTTGCGATGATGGCATCCCACGTTGGCAACTTGTCCACCACCGTGAAGAACGCTTGCATGTCCCGCGCCGCAGACTCACCGATCACACCGATCAACATACTAATGGTGAGTTCATCACCCAGTACTGCTCGACGCTTGGCGATGTGGCTTGCCTTCTCCAGACTACGTGGCGTAACAACCGCGCCTGTCTTGGTCTGGCCGATCACATTGATGTACGGATTCTCACGTTGGGCTGGATCATCACCGGCTGCAAGACATTGTGGAAACTGCTTTACCCATGTGATGACCTCGGGTGCAATATCATTGCTCAGCGCATAGTTCTCGATCCACTCCTCGGCCTCGGGCTTACGGATACGCACCGAACAGATACGATTCCGTTGGTGTGGTTGCAGCAAGTCACCCAGATTCTCCATGCCTAGGTTAGTGGTCGCAAAGATACGACTACCTTCTGGCACAAACTGATCACCGACACGCCCCTCGTTCATCAGGGTCATCAGCACGTTCTTGACCGCACCCATCGCCTTGCCAATCTCATCGAGCATGATGATGACCGGCTTACCCTCGTGGAATCTGAACCGCGCATTGGGTGCAAACTTAGTCACCCGCATACCGTTCTCCTCGACTGTATACGGCAGAGCAAAGTCACCTAGGTCTAGCAATGTGCAGTCGATGTACGCAGGGAGATGTGTCGGTAGCCGCTTGGCTATCTCTTTGAGCATGGCTGACTTGCCAATACCCATCTCGCCTTCGCCTACCAGAGTCACCTCATGACCGCACTCGGCTACGGCATGGGCAAAGTCATTCAAGGAAATCGTCTTACCAAAATTAATCAGACTCATGATGCACTCCGTTGTTGTTTATCTAACTGTTGGATATATTATATTTGATTGCAGGGTCAAAGTCAATGTTTTGTAAACACGTGTTTATCATTCACACGACCACGTTCGTAAACATATTCCCATCGGGTAGCCTGTATCCGATCCGATACACCTCGGACTCTTGCTTGTCGTGCAGCGCATACACCTGACGCTTGAATGATTCAGGCGAATACTGTCTGTCCAACTCGAACGGATCAGAGACAGACTTACGGAACGATACCGGCGTGGATAGTGTCGCCATCTGATACATGTAATACGGCAGCAAGTCCTCGGGTGTATCTATGAAGTTGTTGAAGTTCAACTTCTCACGCAAGACGCTCGGCCACTTCTCAAACACACGTTGCCGTGTCTCTTCCACAAACTTACGTGTGATCCACCCATCCGATAACTTCAGCATGGTCACGCCGTAGTTGATGAACGGGATCAATCGCTTTCGCAATTCCTTCGCCCGTTTGCGATCCACTACCTGTACTGGTACGGGCTCGATGCGTGGGATTTTGTTGCCCTCGGCGTCGTAATCTATAAACAGTTGTTTACATATCGGATACCAACCAACCATGTTGTTGTGCGATGTCCACAGAGTGTTGTACCGTTTGATACACGGAACCGACCGCATGTAGTCGCCAATAAACTTCGCCGTAGTTACGGTCGGCCATTGTCCGTAGGTCAATACGGTTCTCTCGGGTGTGTGGATCACGCAGTCGGTGTTGTACAACCTGTACGCATACGTGTCCGGTGCAGGGTTTGTGATCTGCTCCCAGTCACGCCGACGTTTACCGGCAGGACGAACCTCCACCGCCCGACCTCGGATCGGCTTTGTGTTCTCGTAGTGTTCCTTCGTCTGTAGGTAATACGGATTCATTGCACTGTCTCCTCGAATAAATCTAGTTGTTGATTCTGTCCAATGAGTGTCTGCAAGGCGGGTCTATCCCACGGGCGCTGTTCGCCAAAGTAGATGAAGCCTTGCTCCAATATGTTTCTGATACCGTCCAACGCTTCACGCGGTTCTGCTGTTGAAAGCATTTTTAATTGTTCAATTAAGTAGTCATTTGCCAAACGCTCTTGCGTGTACAGTTCTTCGAGAATGTCGATCTCGTCAGGCTCGTACCGAGCCTCGCCTTCACCTTCGATGTTCCAGATTTCGTTAGTCATACTTGCACTCCTATAAACATGTGTTTATAAATCACTTACTCAACCGGCCACACATACGGCAGATCGGCACTCTCACTCCATCCGAACTGCCCATAGAACACAGGGTCTTTCCGTAGCAGATTCGACCGGTGTGACGCATGGATTGACTCGTCGCCTATCCACGGTGGCGGTGCTGCCCGTCGTCCGTCAGCCATGTACTCGCTCGCCGCGAGTAGAAAAAAGTCATGCAGACTGTCCTTGTACCCTCTGGACTTCCACTCGTAGCACATAGCCGCTCCGTACAGAGCCAACTCGATCTCGTAGCCACGCCACATCTTCGTCGCAGGATGGTTACGCCACCCGCCTGTCGTCTTGCTCATGGCAAGTAGGATTTGCTTTGTCTCGACTCGCTGCTTGCCGAGTCTCCGGTAATCCAGTACCCGCGCAGAGTGCTCGTAGGACGGATACGGTAGGAAGGTTTGCATGGTTATTTCCTCCCCCAGTTGACCCACTCGTCACGGTTGGGCGGCTCGACAATATGTCCCGCTACGTTTCTCCTCTTGAATCCCTCATCCAACACGCCCAAGTCCTTGGCGTATTCCCGCAACTGTTCAGTAGTCCAGTTGTTGTCATCATGTAGCGTGTACGTTTTGTATCCATGTCCGTACAGCAAGATATGTCGTAACTCCGACTGATTCTGTCCACTCATAAACGTGTGGACTTGGAAGTCCACAATCGCCTCGATCAACTCGTCTCGGCTCATGGTTTCAATAGTCATTGCACTCACTCCTATAAACATCTGTTTATGAATTTATGTGCGCGGGTAGGACTTATCCAACGTCGCACCGTCTAGCCAAACTTCGATACCCGTACCGCTCCATGCTGTGTCTCGTGCGTCACGGTCGTACGGATGCTTGAACGTGTCGCGCTTGGCGTAGATGTGCCACTCCTTGCCGGTCATGTGCAGGGTTTGGTTCTTGTTGTAGTCGTAGCCGTACAGTTTGGTTCGGGGAGGCAATTTAATTGCCTTGGTCACCTGTAGAACCCTCCCTTGTTGTTGATGCCTTTTAAGTCCTCGCGGTTCGTCACCACGATGTAGTTGCTCTTGTGCATCGGGACGATGGTGTGCTTTTGACGTTTTGCTGATGCTTCGCCACACGGTTTGCACCAGTGGTATCCCAATTCCCAACGATGTGGATTGACCGGCGACGAACAAACCACACAACAGAACTCATTGCTCATGATGCACTCCTATAAACATGTGTTTATAAATCAGGCTGCTTTGTGATATTCAAAGTGTCGGGTGCAGCCAGTCCCAACGGTGTAGCAAATAGTGTATCAGAAAAAGCCTTAAAAGTCAAGAAGTTACGAGGCTAAATGTCACCCAGTGCCGAAAAAGCAGTGATTTTTGACCTGCCAGCCAACTTCAGATCGACAATGCCCAACAAAAATAAAACGCGTTTATACGTGTTGTGAGAGCATTTTGGGGGACGTATAAAAAAATAGTGTTTCTCTGCACTATATATAAAAAACGACTATTAACT